CAATCATTTACCTATCAAAAAGAGAGGGTAAAACAATACTTGGAGGAGATGTTTATTCGTCAAGTGAACATAGAAAATAACGAAGCTGATGACTTAATTGCTTATTATTGTCAAATAGCGACTGACGAAAAGATTACCATTTTTTCATCGGATAAAGATTTAACCCAACTTATATCACAGAATGTTTCCATTTATTCACCATCAGCCAAGCAATTGTATAGTTTTGGTGATAAAATTAAACTTAAAGAACATGAGATTCCTCACAACAATATTTTAACATATAAAATATTAGCTGGAGATAAATCTGACAATATTGATGGAATATATTATTTGGGGGATAAAACTTTATTTAAATTATTTCCCGAACTACTTGAACAAGATGTAACAATTAACGATATTTTATCCAAGGCTGAAAATCTCCTCAAAGAAGATAAAGAGAATAACACACTCAAAAATCTTTTAACAGGTAAGACAAAGACAGGAATTTATGGGGAAGAATTTTTTCAAATCAACCAAAAGATTGTAGATTTGTCAGACCCATTGATAGATGATGAGGGGAGAGAGGTGGTTGAATTATATTATAAGGAAACACTTGACCCCGATGGAAGAGGACATCGAAATCTAATTAAAATGATGATGGAAGATGGATTCTTCAAGTTCTTACCAAAAGGAGATGATGCTTGGGTGAACTTCTTAAAACCCTTTTTAAAACTAACAAGAAAAGAAAAACACAATTTTAAAACAAAAAAGTAAAAACAATGAGAGAGCAAGACATTACCAAATTGGAGTTCTTAATGATGGTTAACGACAACATCATAGTTCAAAGATACTTCAATGTTAGAGATTACAATCCTGATGCAAGAAATTCAGTTGATTTCAAAGAGTATATGGATGATTTAATCCATAACTTGAATTATCAACTTAAGATGAAAGCTGTGAGTTATTTGTTGGAGAATCAATATGATATCACAAACAAACCTGACATCCTTAATACCTCCTATGTAGATGGCCCTGAGTACTTTAACATTTATTTAAAACAAGGGGACAAGTTACTTTGTCATAGAAGATTTGACGCTAAAATCTACCCTCCAAAGATTAGATACACAGTTGACATCAGACAAACAATCAAAGGAATTTTATCAGAATTAACTAGTTTATTTTCAGCAAGAGACCTTTCTTTTGATTATCTTGGACTTAATACAAGAGTGTAATATTTATTCATACAACAAATTTAAACTATGTCATCTAACAAAAATTTTGATTATTTAGGGAGCTCATTTCAGATACAACTACTTAATCAAATTGTGGTAGATAGTACCTTTTCAAGGTCAATAATTGATGTAATAGAACCTAATTATTTCGAAAACAAATACTTCAAACTCATCATACAGATGATTAAAGAGTATAATCAAAAGTGGGACTCAGTGCCCACTTTTGACACATTGGAACAAATCACAAAATCTGAGTTTCAACAAGAACAAATTGCTAAAGTAGTAATTGACACACTTAAGAAAATTAAGGATGCACCTATCTCTGGTGGGGATTTCGTTCAAGAGAAAGCGTTAAAGTTCTGTAAACAACAAGAGTTACAAAAAGCTATCACTAAAGCACAAAAAGTAATTGATGGGGGTGAGTTCGAAAACTACGATACCCTTGAGGAAATGATTAGAGATGCCCTACAAGTGGGTATCAATGAAAACGGAATGCTGAGTGTATTCTCAAACTTGGATGATGTACTAAACGAAGATTTTAGACACCCAATTCCTATGGGTATTGGTGGTATCGATAGATTATTAAAAGGTGGTTTAGCTAAGGGTGAGATTGGTGTTGTTTTAGCACCAACAGGTGTGGGTAAATCAACATTCTTGACCAAGATTGCAAATCACGGATTTAACTTGGGTTATAATATTCTCCAAATATTTTTTGAAGATAATCCCAAGGTTATTCAAAGAAAACATTTTACATTATGGACTAAAATCCATCCAGATGATATGTCTAATAAGAAGGAAGAAGTAATGACAAGAGTTAAGGAGATTGAACAAAAAATGGAAAATCAACTTATCTTGGAAAAACTTCCCTCTGATACAATGACAATGACACAAATCAAAAATCTTGTAAGAAAAAAGATTGCTGATGGATGTAAAATTGATATGATTTTATTAGATTACATCGATTGTGTTGTACCTGAGAAAAACTTGGGTGATGAATGGAAATCTGAGGGTTCAGTTATGAGAGCATTTGAAGCAATGTGTCACGAATTGAACTTGGTAGGATGGACAGCAACACAAGGTAATAGAAGTTCTATTTCTGCTGAGGTTGTAACAACAGACCAAATGGGTGGTTCTATTAAGAAAGCTCAGGTGGGTCATGTGATTATATCAGTGGCAAAAACATTACAACAAAAAGAGATGAAATTAGCAACAATTGCGATTACAAAATCAAGGATTGGTGATGATGGTATTATCTTCGAAAATTGTAAGTTTGATAATGGAATGTTGGATATCGATACAGAATCTTCGGTAACATTCTTGGGACACGAAGAACAAAAAGAAGAAAACAATAGACAAAGAATTAAAGATTTATTAGAAAAAAGAAAACAAAGAGAAAACACAAATTAATTATGACAGAAAAAATATTAACAGAAAATCCCAATCGTTTTGTGATTTTCCCAATCCAATACCACGACATTTGGGAATACTACAAACAACATCAGGCTGCGTTTTGGACAGCTGAAGAGGTGGATTTGAGTGGTGACATCAGAGATTGGCAAAACTTATCAGAGAACGAACAATACTTCGTTAAAAATGTATTATCATTCTTTGCTGCATCTGATGGTATTGTTAATGAGAACTTAGCTGAAAACTTTTACAGAGAAGTACAATACCCCGAAGCGAAATTTTTCTACGGATTTCAATTGATGATGGAAAATATCCATTCATTAATGTATTCTTTGTTAATTGATACTTATATATCCAACCCTGATGAAAAGGATGAATGTTTTAATGCAATCGATAGATTACCCGCAGTTCAAAAGAAAGCTAAGTGGGCATTAGATTGGATTGAAAAAGCGTCATTCCAAGAAAGATTGGTTGCATTTGCTGCAGTAGAAGGTATATTCTTTTCAGGTTCATTCTGTTCTATTTTCTGGTTGAAGTCAAGAGGAATTATGCAAGGACTTTGTAATGCAAACTCCTTGATTTTTAAAGATGAAAACCTACATTGTGATTTCGCAATTCACTTGTTGAATAATCATGTTGAGAATAAACCAAGTGAAAAAAGAATAAAAGAAATATTACTTTCTGCTTTGGAAATTGAAAAAGAATTTATCACTGAATCACTACCTATATCATTAATCGGTATGAACTCTAACCTTATGAAACAATATTTGGAGTTTGTTGTTGATGGTTTATTGGTTAAGTTGGGATGTAGTAAACAATTCAATGTAGAACAACCATTCAAGTTTATGGAACAAATTGCAGTAGAAACAAAAGGTAATTTCTTCGAATCAAGAACGGTTGAGTATCAAAAAGCAAAACTTAACGAAACAATTTCATTCACAGACGATTTCTAAAATTATTATTATGTCATTAAGAATTCAAAAAAGGGATGGGGATGTTGTGTCCTTTAACCCAACAAAAATACAAAACAGAATTAAAAAAGCCAGTAAGAACTTAAATGTAAACTCAGACCAGATTTTCATTAAGGTTATTACTTCCGTACCAACAGAGGGTGTAATTTCAACAAAACAATTAGATAAGTTGATTTACGAGATTGCTGCATCATATACAGGTAGCCACCACGATTATTCGAGGTTGGCTTCTTCTGTTGCAATATCTTCATATCACAAAGAAACAAATGAAAGTTTCAGTGAGACGATGAAGTCATTAGCTGATATGGGTATTGTTAATAAAGAATTGATTGATATGATTGATTCCTATGGGGATTTGAATATCGATGAAGTTATCAATCACGAGAATGATTATAACTTTGATTACTTTGCTTGGCGTTCATTATTTGAAATGTACTTGTTAAAAACACCAGAAGGTGTAACTGTGGAAAGACCCCAACATATGTATATGAGGGTTGCTTTATGGGTAACAAAATCATTTGATGAAGCTGTAGAATACTACAAGTCATTATCAAATCAATTAATTTCTCCAGCAACACCAATTATGATTAATGCTGGTACAAAGATTCCTCAATTAGCATCTTGTGTACTACATTATAACAATGATGACTCAAGAGGAGGTTTGTTAGCAACAATGAATGATATCTCTACTTATTCTGCTGACGCTGCAGGTATTGGTCTTTGTATGTCAAATATTAGAAGTAAGGAGAGTAGATTGAGTACATCAGGTGGTTTTGCTGGTGGATTATTAAAATATCTTAAGATTGCAAATGAATCACTAAGATTCTTTAACCAACAAGGTAGAAGACCAGGTTCTGCCGCAATTTATCTTGAACCTTGGCATAAAGATATCTTTGACTTGTTGGACATTAAAAAGAATACAGGTGCGGAAGAATTAAGAGCAAGAGATTTGTTCACAGCTCTATGGATTCCTGATAATTTTATGAGAGCCGTAAAAGAGGGTGGTGATTGGTATTTATTCTGCCCTAACGATATTAAAAAAGCTGGTCTAAAACCATTACAAGAATGTTTTGGTAGTGAGTACGAAAGTGTTTATGAACAAGCGGTAAATTTAGGTTTGGGTAAAAAAGTAAAAGCAACAGATGTTTGGACTAAGGTAATTGAATCTCAAATTGAGACTGGTGTACCTTATCTTTGTTCTAAAGATAATGCTAACAACAAAACTAATCATCAGAACATTGGGGTTATCAAACAATCAAATCTTTGTAACGAGATTTACCAATTTACTGACGAGAAAACTACAGCTATCTGTACTCTATCTTCAATGGTGTTGAAAAACTTTGTAAAAGATGGTGAGTTTAATTTTAGACTTCTTTATGAAGAAACAAGAAAGGTTGTTAGAGCCCTTAATAAAGTTGTTGATATTAATAACTATTCAACTTCAAAAGGTGAAAAGGGTGGTAAAGAACAAAGAGCAATTGCAATTGGAACTCAAGGTTTAGCGGATGTATTCTATCTTATGGATTATGAGTTTACTTCAGACGAAGCAAAACAACTAAACAAAGATATCTTTGAGACAATTTATTTTGCCGCAATCACCGAAAGTAATAGGTTGGTAATTGATGGTGATTATAAACCATATGATTTCTTCGATGGTTCACCAATGTCACAAGGACAATTCCAATTTGATATGTGGGGATTAACAGAATCTGATTTATCAGGTAGATGGCCTTGGGAAATATTAAAGTCAAATGTTAAACAATATGGTATTTGTAATTCATTGTTTACAGCACAAATGCCCGTAGCGAGTTCTGCTAAGATTACTGGTTCATATGAAATGACTGAACCTGCTCACTCAGCAATCTTCAATAGACGAGTAGTTGGTGGTGAAATTATGATTGTTAACAAGTATCTTATTAATGATTTTGAGAAACTTGGTATTTGGGGTGAGGATTTGAAAAATGAAATTATATACAATGAAGGTTCGATTCAAAATATTAATTTCAACAACTACTTAGACCCTGAAGACAAAAAGTACAATCAAAAAGTTAAAAGAATTGAACACTTGATTAAGAAGTACAAAACGATTTGGGAAATATCACAAAGGGAGTTGATTGATATGGCAGCAGATAGAGGACCTTTTATTGACCAATCACAATCAATGAATATTTATATGGGTAATCCTACTTTATCGAAGATTACTTCATCTCACTTCCACGCTTGGCAAAAAGGTTTAAAAACTCTTTGTTATTATGTGAGAACAAAAGCAATCTCAACAGGAGCAAAACACTTAGCTATGGATATATCAAAGATGGATAAACCAAAAGTAACACCAACATTACCACATGTTGAACCTATAACAAACAAACCAACTGATTCACCATTTGAATGTTTTGGATGTTCATCTTAAAAAATAAGAATCACGACTTTATGTCGTGATTTTTTGTTTTATGGTATTTATAGAAAAAATGTAGGATATATATTTATTATTATGGCTGATGGTAAAACATATGGTATAAATTTTCCCTTTTTGGACTCAAGTTTGGGAACTTATTTCGACTTATCACAAACAAGTGATCAAGAAATAAGGAGTAATTTAGTACATCTATTATTAACAAGAAAAGGTACTAGGTATTATTTACCTGACTTTGGAACTCGTCTTTACGAGTATTTGTTCGAACCTTTGGATGGTCCGACTTTTTCAGATATTGAATCTGAAATTAGAGAGACAGTTTCTGAGTTTATACCAAATTTAACAATCACAAACATAACCATTAAACCAGCCTCAGAGGGATTGGAGGATAAAGGTTTTTATATAGACCAAAATGATAAAAAAACTTTTAGAGTTCCAGGAATCGGACAAAAGGAACACACAGCAAACATAAAAATAGATTATATCGTAACAGATTCCGCTTTTAACCAAAGTGATTTCGTTATAATTAACGTATAATAATATGGCAAACAAAAAAATATCATATACAACCAGAGACTTTGCTTCGATTAGAACGGAGTTAATTAATTTCACCAGAACTTACTACCCTGATGTTATTGATAACTTCAACGATGCCTCAATATTTTCTGCTTTACTAGATTTGAATGCTGCTGTAACAGACAACTTACAATTCAATATTGATAGAAGTATTCAAGAAACAGTATTACAATTTGCACAACAAAGAAGTTCGATATATAATATAGCAAGAACCTATGGTCTCAAAATACCAGGTCAAAGACCATCAGTAGCCTTGGTTGATTTTTCAATAACTGTGCCTGCTTTTGGGGATGCTCCCGATTTAAGATATTGTGGTATATTAAGAAGGGGTTCACAAGTTAATGGTGGTGGTCAAGTGTTCGAAACAGTTTATGATATTGATTTTGCTTCAGCCGTAGGTGGTGATGGAACTCCAAATAGATTGACAATACCAAATTTTGACGCTAATAACATTCTTTCAAATTATACAATTACGAAAAGAGAAACCGTCGTCAATGGTGTTACCAAAGTATTCAAAAGAACAATAACAGCTTTAGATGTAAAACCTTTTTTTGAATTATTTTTACCTGATAAAAATGTTTTGGGTATTACAAGTGTTTTATTAAAGGATGGTACGCAATACGCAAATGTTCCATCCAACCAAGAGTTTTTAGGTGCTGACAATAGATGGTATGAAGTACAAGCTTTAGCCCAAGATAGAGTTTTCATTGAAGACCCAACAAAGGTTTCTGACAACCCAAGTATAAAAGTTGGGATATATAGACAAGTTAATACTAAGTTTATTTCTGAGTTTACCCCTGAAGGTTTTTTAAAAATGACATTTGGTGGTGGTAGCCAATCAGCTGATGAACAACTAAGAGAATTTGCAAGGAATGGTTATAAACTTGATTTATATAAGTACTCAAATA